CTGGGTTCCCTTTCGGGCACACCCCACCACCATATGGTAGTGTGAACAGGGACCTCCCCAAAGACAAAACCAGTTGTAGCGACCATTGCCTATGAAATTACTCGTAGTATCAGTATTATGAAAAACATATTACTTTCACTTTGAGAATTCATGCCTTTCTCTAAAAAGAAAGAGCCACGTTCACGTCCGAATCAGAAATCGAAGAAGGATAAGAAGAAAGATTTAAGGGGTTTCCCCTTTTATAAACTTTCAACCGATCCTGAACGATTATATGATATCGTGTGTCCGCGAGTCGTTGATCATTTCTACGACTGCTTTGGTCCTTTTGAAGTTCCAAAGAGTGATTACTTAATTATACTTACTAACATTTCCAACGTGTTTAAAACACGTGGTGCGTTAGATGGTGTAAGGTGAGTCAAACTGGTTAGAAGTGCATTTTTGAATTTCCTTTCAGGAAACAAAAGTCTACTCTCCGTCAGTTTAACTCCATCTGGTCTTCCAACAATTATACCTCCTAGAATTAGGAAAGCCGTTTACAACCGTAGTGTCAATGACATACGTTTGATAATGACTATCCTTTTTGCTAGTAGAGCCTTAAGATTAGGAAAAGAACCTAACTTTTCTCCTATAACTGATCCCTTTGTTGGTGATCAAGACAAGCTTCGCTTGTTGTTAGAAGAGATGGGTAGGTATACTTCTTCTTATTGAAAAGACAATGGTTTTAATGTTGGCAGGTTCAAGTCTGTTCCCGCGAAACTGAGGTGATCGGAGTTCCATTTTTCAACAAAAATGGGACCAAACGGTCATTCAGTTGCAACGGCCCTATTCGATTTTATAGGTTTATTGGGTGATATTCACCTGCTAAAGGCTATAAAAGGATTCGGTGGTTACAAGATAACCAAACTACTTGAAGTACTCGAATGAGCTTGACATATTGGTTTGATCAGTTCATTGACGAAACTAATTCCTTCTAAGAAATTAGAAACGAAAAAGTTGTCCGAAGTGGACTCTGAACATTCCCGTATATCAGCATTAATAGATCGAGAGGATAAAGTTAGGCTTATTGCCGTCGGTGATTACTTTTCACAGACAGTACTTAAGCCTTTCCATAACTTTCTCTATTCATTCTTGAGGACTATACCCCAAGACCGGACTTTTTCACAAACAGTCAATATGCCGACAGAATACAATGAAAAATGTATCTTTCATTCTGCTGATTTATCATCAGCTACTGATAGATTCCCTTTGGACTTAATTTGTTTAGTCCTTGAGGGTCGTTTTCCAAAATATTATGTGGATTTATGACGTACAATTATGGTAGATCGATCTTTTACCTATATGGAACATGATTATAA